TTATTTGAAATCGACTTCCATGAGTTCTGCGACAGTGAAATCACGTGTAGTGGCCACGCATTTATCAATATAATCGGTAAATCTCGATGAGGGTCCCATCCCCAGCTCAAGCAGCTTATCATTGCTGAACACCACATTAAGCTTTGAAAAATGGCCGTAAAGATTCATGGCGCGTAACATGATACGCTTATTGCAGGGACCAAAAAGTGTATCGAAAGACGCTTTGCTTTTTGCCAGCTCACTCACACTGACTTTCCGATAGGTTTCCGCGATGGGCCTATCACCTGATGCTTCAGCCATTGCCTTGTCAATTTCGGCGAACGTGACACTACTGTTTAAGCCGGCAGAAATATGAATTATGTTTTTATCCACGTTGTCGGCTGTAAGTAATAATTCGAGTGCATCCGCGCAGTAATCCACGGGCACGACATCAATCCGGTCATCAAGATCACACGTGAATTTCCCCAACGCCAGCGCCATGCGAAACACCCAAAAAATACTTGATGAAGGCCCGCAGCCCCACAGTGAGTGACCGACAATGATCGAGGGACGAGCAATGACCAGTGGGAAATCAGGTAACTGCTCCAGCATCATTTTCTCAACCGTGGCTTTACTCCAGGTATATTCGACAATGTGCTGGTCGCGCTGCGTGCGCAGTTCGGATTCGGTCACCAGAGAATTCGCCTCGGGTGCACATGACATCGCGGTACCGACATGCACAAATCGCTTAAGCCCGGCTACCTCACTCATGCGCCGGGCAAACGCAAACGTCCCGTCTACATTGACTTTCCATATGTGCGGATTGGTACCAAAGGAAGCCAGCGCCGCGCAGTTCAGCACATGGGTAACATCCTCCAGCCGGCTGTCGTGGATAAATCTGTCCGCGGCACCCAGATCACCCAATAAAATATTTTCAGTCGTCAGGATTTCTAATTGCGTATCGGCAAGTCCAAACTTTCTTAAGTTTGCTTTAACTCTGTTCAGCCCCTCTTCACGGCTCGTGCCTCTTACCAATAATAGCAACCTTACGGTTTCATGTCGGTTCAGAAAATTGACCGTGACCGCCCCACCAAGAAAACCTGTTGAGCCGGTAATTAATAATGTATTCATCTCTATTGTCTTAAGGTTAATTAATATGGTTTGTAACGTTTTCCCGTGTAGGTAATTTAATTCCTTCGGGCTCAATGTAAGGTAAATAGGATTTTCAACAGGCAATCAAACCGGCTTCTGGTTAGTTTTGGTTTAATTATGTCATTTTCACACTCTCAATTTTCTTACTGCGTCCGTAGCCCCCATTAAGTCCGGTATGACAACAGGCGGGGGCATGCGCCTTTGCTGTAAGCTGAATTACCTTACGCTAATGAACGGGTATCAGGCGCTCATGACACATTCCAGAACCACGGGTGTGAATACGCTCTGACGGCGCTAACAGGTCCTGCCGTGATAAGCAGGTTCTGAACACACAATCCCTTTACTCTCTTAAATTGTGATCGGACAGATTACCGGACGTATAAATATATTTGGGTGAAGACGTCAGGCACACCTTGTCTCAGGATTTCATGATGCCGGGCAAACATTAAATGTGGAATGTGCACACGCTATAACATTTAAAAAATGATAAATAACTTTTTAAATAACCTGAATAAATGTGGAGTTATGGATATCCCATGCCTGGCAAAAGCAAGTTATGAGATTGCTGCGTATTCGCGATAAGAGCGTGCTTATTACCGGAAAAGAATTCCGTCATGGGTTTGTACCGTAAATGGAGAAATAACGTAATGTGCCGCCTGCTGGTTAAATAATGCGTTGGGCTGCGAAGTCACTTTAGATCAAACAGTGGATTTGCCGTGCGAAACATCCGGGTTGATGATAAATATGAAATAAGGGCGCCTGGTTATTCAGATGTTGGTGATTTTCCCGCCTTTTAGCGAGCGCGCGGCGCTGCTATCTGCTGTGCGTTTGCTGATTGTCATACAGGAGCTTCAGCACATCAGAGATACAACAGCCTAACTCCGGCAGGATCTGGCTCAGGAAAATGCCCAAGCAATAAGCTGGCTGCGTCAGTACAGCCATTCGGTTTGAGCATTAATAATGTTTAGCTGGCCGACAACGGCGCAGGTTAGTCTCCGTGATCCCCTCTGCCGCTACGGCTTAAAAATCGGGACCGGTTCCCTTCACTCTCGTTCAGATCACGCGTAGCTGGATATTTAAGATGCAAACAAGCCCGACAGGTGTGAACTGCCCCAGAAAGCTGGCCCCCCATGAGTAAGTTGCAGTTGACACTGAACTGACCCAACAAGTTGACATTGAGGTCGGGCATTTATGTTTTCAGGTTTTGAGTTGGTGAACTGACCGTGAAAGTCACTCTGCCTCTGACGCTACTGACCTGGTGATGATGCGGGATACGGGCCCCCGGAGGGTGCCTTTGCGCCGGGAAAAGACCTTTTCCATGCACCCTTAACCACTCTTCGTTTTATGATTATTTACAGCCTGCCCTATGTTTTCACTCGGTTAGCCCTTAAACCACCCCCCCCCGAATAAATAAGTAGCTTTAGCAGCACAACAGTTAAAGACAGAGAGAATATGACGATAAGAAAGCCCGCCGTAAGAAAAGGCGCAGGTGTGGGGTAAGCACCGGGGCATCAGCGCGGGCCCGCGGGTCTCCGTGTACCAGCCTCAGCTGGCCGGAAGATCAGAGAGCATAAATGATAGTCTTACCGTCTGGCAGCTTTACCTCAATACTGAGTTCGCCGCCCAGGGCCTTTACGTAGCGCTGTAGTGTAGACAGGCGCGGGTCGTTGTCAGGTTGCTCCATACGATTGACGGCTGGCTGGGTGATGCCCATTGCTGCGGCCAGCGAAGTTTGTGACATATTCATTTCCTCACGCAGACGCGCAAGAATGGTACGGACATCCTCCGCATCATCGTGCGCCTGCACCTTCTGACTTTTTGCTGCCAGCAGGGATTTGTAATCTGACATCGTATTCCTCCCGTTTCGCCAGATGCTGCTGAATTTTGCATCAGCAAAGGCGATCGTCGTCTTACAGACACGTTTTTCATTCAGTCGCGATTTGGTTCCCATGCAGAGCACTGTAATGTGGCGACTGGGGGGCCAATGCGAAAAAATATGCGCACCGGATAACCTGCATGCTGCACGCGCAGTGTCTGCCTATTCGTGAAAGCCGAACCGTACAGGGCATTCACGCGGTGGCGGCCCGTGACCGGACCCGAGATTTCCGGCGGCCCCATTATGTCACAGAGGAACCCTCTCAGGGCGTCATCCAATGATGAGATGTCAGGCCCTGCATTTTTTAGAGTAATAACCCGTCTAATGCCACTCCCTAATGCGTATATTCAGGCGGATTATTAGTTAAGCATTATAAACAGGTATTCTGACATTTATTACGATGGTCATTTAAAGCGCACCGCAGGGGCCGCCCCTTCAGGGCACAAACCGATGGTCCACGTTATGCACCCAGGCAGCCACGGCCCAGCCCTGGTGCATGAAAATACGCTTTCCTTTCTGTTCGTCTCAGGGGTCGTACAGCGCTTTTTCCGGCAAAGGTTACCTCATCGTGGATGCACGCACACAGTCCGTGAAAGTGTGCCACATTCAGGGCCTTCGGCAGGCGTAAACGCAGCCGCAGAAGGGGCGCTGGCAACCGGATTTACCTGTGCATCGAGACATGAGGTTTACGCCTTCATACACTGGTGCTGGTCGGGGGGTGTGGCTGCACGACAAGCCGTCTGGGGTTCCGGCTCAGGCTACTTTTAACGCGCTATATCTGCCGCGATTTCCGGCACGGCACCGGGCACCCGATCCGCTGGGTCTCCCCGCCCCCTGGTATTCAGGGTAGCGAGCGGGAATACGCGCAAAACCTCCGTCACGCTGGGATACATTTCTCTGCACCTGAACGTCTCACCTGCGGATGATGGTGCGCGGTCCAGCGGCGGCAGGACGGTTAACTTATGCATACCACGCGCCTCGCTGATGCCTTCCCACGGTCTGAACAGACGGCGGCAGAAAAGTGCGTCAGCCTGAACGCCCGGTATCAGCCTCCTCTTCCCACACTGCACCTGCAATTTTTTCCGGGGTTTAAACCGGCTATGGAAACAAGGCTGTCATTAGTAAGCATAATGCCTGGACAGGGACCTTGCCCGATCGAAGCCCGCGTGACCGCGATTTCTTTGCCGGTATATTTTAGCCGTTAACCCATGATTTGGTCGACTCAGGGGCAGCGATGTTGACGTTGTGTTTAACTGTGGCATTTATCGTGCCGGGGTGGTTTTCATATTCGATTGGTCCGGTCGCGGTTAAAGCCAAAGGCGCCCTGGCGTAGCGAAGAACGTCGGCGGCGGCGAAACGATTCGGCGGGATCCGGTATAACGCTTATGGTGACGTTCTTTCATTCCCCCTTGCGGGGCGAGCCCGCGGTGTTACAGACCGTCATCCGCGCCATGACTGATTGCAACCGCCCGCTACGCACGACAGCGGCATGACGCCCGATGCGCGCCGGCGTGACGTCATAAACCATCGGGGATGTTATCGACTGGTGGAAGCGTGGGCGCAGGCCGCAGCAGGTAGCGGTCCTTAACTCTTCCTGTACGTCAGTGCGTACCATTTTCAGGTCGGCATCCCGGGTGCGGAATGCGAGGTTACCGTGCCCCTGTGAGGACGGGTGCCCAGTGAAGCGCGACAGTTACGCTGTCCGGATATCTGAAGAAGGTCTGAACTGACCCGACGCCAGAAATCCTGCACCTGCATCTGGGGCAGTTAAGCGAATATCATGAGGAGGCGCGGATCATACTCCGGGAGGGGACGTATAATGCGTGTCAAGGCTGACCGAAGCGGCTGGCGTTAAGCCGCAATGATGTCGTTTCTCTTATCAGGGCCCCCGGCAACGGAACCGGGGGGGGCCGTTGCTGAGGAGCCGGCAGGTGTTGAAGGAGAACGACGTGGCCCTCCTTTTCCTGCATCCCGTGTGCTAATGCCGTTGAATGACGGCATCTGCTTTCAGGCATGGGATTGTAATCACTGACCATTGCCCGCAGGGACTGTTCTTCTGCGGGTGACGTCTGCCCGCACATAACGTATCAAACCCTCGCGCCCTTACCCGGGCGCCACGCCAGCGCGTTTCTTAGGCGTCAGAGAAGCGACGGAAAGCGGTTTCATAATCTTCAGCGATCCGTCCCCCCATCTGATGCCCTCTGCCAGGCGTGCCTGTCAGTATGGGCTGTCCTCAGGCTGATACCCGCCTGGCCGGCAATCACCTGTGTGAACGTCATTTGTTAAAATTTTCCCGCCCATGCTGTCAGCCATATTAAGGAACCCTGCCGGATGCTTATTTGTAAACAGGCACCGGCCTGGACCGTGAGGTAGTCAGGCAGAATTCACCCCGCAGCCTTACCAGCTACAGGACGCGCAAAGAGGATGCTGCGCTGTAAAATCCGCATATAATCAGCGGGTTAATTACGTTCATTTTGCATGCATCTGGTACAGAGTCGTTCATATCCGGACTGGCAGGTCCACCTTAAAATAGAGGCGGGTTTAGATTAAAAAAGGATTAATAAAATTGTCTGTATAATTGATTATTTCGAAATATTTCACCTTAATTTTCATTAAAATAGTCTTATATATCAAAAAATATTAAATATTGCATATGAGCTAACGCTCGCCCCACATTAAAATACTTTAAATTCATAGTGTTACAAAATCATTACTAAAGTTTTATTATTGAATAATTATAAATTTAGAAAAATCAGCAAATTAACAAAATTCCCCCCATAAAAAATATACTTTTTCCTACTGAAATACTCAGCGATGGAATACCAGCGAGGGGGAAAGATGAGTCTGACATGGCAGGAGCTTTTTGAAGGTTCAATGGTGGGATCGGACAGCTGCGTAGCATTCTGCAATCAGCATGCACCACTGGTGCTGGCCTGTCTTCCGTTTGCGCTATCTGAACTTGCCGGCCGGAGCAGTTTCAATGATATGTTCGAGCTGGTAAATAAAGTGGGGGGACGTAAAATTTATCTGCCGAAGTTCGGCAAAAATTTTGCTGAAACGTTTGGGATAGCCCTTGAGGAGAGTATCTACCAGCGCTGGCGCCAGATGGCAAATCAGCACGGTCAGATTGAAATTCCGTCTAAATGGGGGTATTCCTCACCCTTCGCCGCGTAGCGATATATACCGCAATACAAAATGGGCTCAGCAATGAAGAGCTGACTATAACTTTTGGCATCACTCAGCGTCAGCTGAGAAACATGCGCGTGAAGCTGAATGTCCCCTTCGAACGTTAGAACCAGCAAAAAACAGAGTGCGAGATCGTTATCCCGATTCTGAACCTCCGGAATGAACATATAGCGGATAATCTTCACACTTGTATTCATTCAACCTGCCGCCATGATAGCCAGCTCACATTACCAGGCTTCTTCGCCGTAAAAATTTCTTATTTTATGATTTTTTCGATAATTACATCCTACCCTCCTGGGAGCCTGTATGAACAGAAGTCGGTTTAGTGAATTTGAAAAGCGTTTTGCCCTGACCCAGGTTGATAAAGGGGCCAGCATCCGCGATGTGTGTTACGTGTTTGGCATCTCGCAGGCCACTTTTTATAACTGGAAAAATCAGCTGACTGAAAGCTCGATGGTGGATATGGATCGGCTACAAAATCTGGAGAATGAAAACAGACGACTGAGAGAAAAGCTGACTGAACTTGAGAAGGATAAACAGATGTTAATTACTGAACTCAACCGGCGAAGATAAGGGTATTCCGGTTGTTCAGGAGTCAGGTGTTTTATTTTCCTGTGGCTGACGGCGTGAGACACTCTGCTGCTCAGCCACAGTATAACGGTTTATTGTGACGCTTATGACTGCGTCAGAGAATAACCTGGCACAGACCGAAAATTAACGGTGACTGACACCACGTTCGCTTGCGAAAACGTGGTGTCAGTCGCCTAAACCCTGTTCGTTGCTGATACGTTAAGCGCTGACACCCGTCTCTCTCTGAGGCCGCTGGTTTGACAGACGACAGCAGTTTTCCGCCCGGGCGGGTAGTTCCGTTACTGCACGACGCCCCGTTCACGGGAGGATTTCCCTGACGGGCACCTGACGAGGGCCGGCGATTTCTTCCGGGGTTAATAATCGCGCCTACTGGACAGCGGTCGGGACACTCGTTGCGCGAACCTGCAGCGCTGTTCAGCGTATGCCTGTGCTGAGACTCAGGTTCACAACGCTTACCGCCTCAGCCAGGCTTACCTGGTGGCCGTGCGTATTGAATCTCTGCCCGCGATGAAATCTGCGCTGGGAGACAGGATCGCCCCGGATATGCAGGCGTTTCCGGCGCCCATGTATTTCAGGGCAGGCGCGTCACCCCGCGTGATACCCATTCCGGAAGCGGACTGACGCCGGGTCTGCAGGCGTTTTTTTATGATAAACGGACGCTCTAATCCGGCGCACAGGCGTCTCGGGCGGGGTCCGTAGACCGCGAGGTGGCCTGTAACGGCAGCAGGATCCGCGTCGCGCTGCGTACAGCGCTCGTTACACTGTCACGCGTACCGGAAGGTGTCTGAGCAGGCTGCCTCTGATCTGGCGTTACCGGCCGTCGTCCGGTCTCTGACATTCAGCCTCCGTCCGGGGCCCCGTCCGTCTGCAAAATCCGGCCGTGCGTTCCCCGTCGTCGTCGCCCGTCGCGGCGGCCATGATGGCTGTCATCTGTTCTGCGCTGAGGTCCCGGATGACCTCTTACCGTTTCATGGCGCCCGGCGCGCGGAGGAAGCCCGCGGGATTGTCAGGCCGACAATATCACCTGCTGTTGAACTGCGCCGGCATTTGCCGATACCGGGTAATAAAATACAGTGCGGCTACCGTCGGCTGACCCGTTCCGGCCACCGAAGACGTGCATATTGCCGCCCTCTGTCGGTTATCGGGTTGTGCAGAAGATCCGCAAGGTGTCTGAGAGGGTGTATAAGCCGTCAGCCATTCTGGCCTGCGCGCATCAACGCACGCTGACCGCCCAGCGTTTACCCCTCTTCATCCTGCCAGGCTAATCGCTTCCGATAGTTTTGCCTGAACCGTTCTGCTGCTGGTACAGAATTGTCCCCGTCGGATAACCCGGTGCGCCCTGGGTTTCATGATTGCCACACGGGGCAGCTGCGTCGGCTGAACGGGGGGGGGGCGGTGAGTGCGCGACGTCAATCCTCAGCGCCTGTGCTCTGAAAACGGAACTGCCGGCTTACGCGACATGAGCGCCGTTCCGGTGACCTCCGTTAAGCACGTTTTGGCGCTGAACGCGGTGGAAACCGTGGGGTCACGGGAATCCTGCACTTTATCGCGACAGGGGAAAAATAGGCACCTTAAACGGCGCAGTGCAGGTTAAGCCTCTGGCGGCAGACCGCACGTCATCAGGGTCGCACGCTGCCGGAAACGTGACCGTGAGGTGCAGACACGACCGCGCCGGCTGTTCAGCCGCGCTCACATAATGGCCTGGCAGCGCAAAGGACTCGCAGATCGGGTGGGAGCAGAATCGCCCGGACGTTATACGACGAGCGTAACCTGATAATCACTCTACTGCGCAGTACGGCAGGGAGGACGCCGGACAACGAGCGTCAGCATTACTGAGCGCACTGACCGCTGGCGGGTCAGGTTTTCAGGCAGCCCGTCAGCGCGGCTTCCAGCTGAGAGATGTAATACTGACGTGCCAGCCGATCGGCCAGCAAATTATTCACCACCTGATAATCCGAACCTGCTTTTAACTGTGCGTCAGTCATGAACGCGGGTCTTGCGGGCAAGGCAGTCAGGCACGTGACCGGGACCGGCACCTTTACGTCCACCGTTCGGGTTGCGGGGAGAGAAGAACAGCCCGTCAGCATCGCGATGCTAACGGGCAGCGCGCCATTCACGAATCGCATCATCACAACTCCATTTTTTCATCGTTTCGGCGGCACGGTTCTTTTCATTCAGCCGCGCAATCTGCGCCTCGTACAGGCGCCCGTTTTGCTGAGCACGCAACAGGGCCCGCTCGGCTGCCTGATGTCTCGCCTCGCCTTCCTTTTTCAGGTTGTCCACCGCGGTATTCTGGTGCGCAATCGTCTGTCGCAACTGCGTGACGTTTGCCTCCAGCTGCGCGATCGCCGCCTGACGAAGCGCCAGTGCACGGGCCTGTTCATTCACTTCCCGGCGGGCCGAATTGCGCTCGATCCACAGCGTGCTCACCACGCTCAGCACCAGAGCGGCTGCTATAACATATTTTCCCCCTGTCCCCAGAAGCATCCGCGCGAGCATCATCATTTTAGCGACTGCCCGGCGCTACCCGCGGCCATTTCTTTTTTGCGTTGTGCTCTGACCTGCAGCAGGCTGCGAATGATAACGGCGATATCCCCGTGAGCCAGCAGCATCAGGGCCAGCACCAGAAAGTTAACCGCTACGTGAGTGGGTTCGACCGGGGTGTAATACCAGCCCATCCATACCCGGAGGGCTAACACGGCATAGGCGGCGGTCAGGACGAAGCGGATGGCGCGCTCATACCAGAACAACGCATTTTTTTGTTCCGCATTTTTATGCGGAGATAAAAGAAGCACTCCCGCAATGCCCGTGGCAAGCGTACCGTTAATCAGCAATAACAACAGATCAGGCAGGCTGTGCGCATCAAAATAAAGCTCAATTGCCATCATCATCTTTTGTCTCCGTCCTTCTCTTCAGGGGATCCTGTGGTGCCTGCTTTCCGCCAATTAACCGCTGGACGGCCTGCGTCAGCAAATCCGGTACGGCATTCTCTGACCAGTCCAGAACGACGATAGCCAGGGTAACAATGACCGCTGACGACAAAAAGGCGGCGGGCCACTCGGGTAACCCACTTTTATCCTGGGTAAGCGGCGCCATCGCGACCCCACCGACAATGGAGATCAGAAAATAAAGCAGCTTACGTGGCCATGAAGGTTCATGGCTGCGCAGCAGGAAGACCAGTGCGCCACATAATACTCCGCTGACCAGCGTCAGATCGGAATGCGACCAGGTCTGGCTGGCGGTTTGCCAGATTGCTGAATTTGAGATCACGTTGCCCTCTCACGATTAAACGTGGCACGCCCCGCTTTGGCATTCGACAGGTAGCTAAGTGATTGAAAGTAAATTATCTATAAAAGTCTGCTCTGTCAGTTGTGCGCCTGCTGACGTTTGAGAATGTGAGGCAGTTCACGTTGCCGGCAAACTGCCCCACCGCCTGACGGTCAGCCAATGACGCCGTTTTCAGACTAATTTTTTAGCCAGCTTCACCGCGTCATCGAATATAACGTCAACGTCGTGGCCCGCGACTTTCAGCAGTTCTTTCAGTTTTGCTATGACAGCGTCGGTGTGGCTGGTATCCGTGGAAAGCGGTTCCGGGGAATACGCATTTACATCATCAATGGGTTCAGACATTGTGTGACTCCTTACCTTCGGTTGATAACACGTTTTTCATCCAGAGGGGCATGCTGACCTGCGCGCCACCTCTTTACTTCTGTTCATCCCGCCCTCCTGACGTCGGATTCAGGAGATAAACATGTCCTGCTCTGCGGTCCGCCGCGCCGCCAGACCGGGCAGCGCTTTACCGTCAGCATGATCCCACTGCGGGAATTCCGCCGCCGCACCGGCGCTGTCACCGGCGTTCAGTTTCCTGAGGAGCGTTGATTTAAGGAGATCGCCTGCGCCCAGGTTAAACACGAACGACACCAGCGCATCGAACTGTCCCTGCGTCAGCGACACGCTGACATGTGCGCTGACGGTCATCTCCGCCGTCCTGACGTCGTCTCTTAAAAGCGCGTCGGCCTGCTCGGGGGTAATGACATCGCCCATCTTAACCCCCTGCGTATGCCCATACCCGATTGTGGGCAGACCGACGCTGTCTTTGTAGGCCGCAAGCTTCAGCCCTTCAAAGCGTTTAATCAGATTGATGCCATTAAGACTTGTTTGCATCCGGACCTTCATTTTCAGTCAGCGTTTACCGGGATTATCAGGGCCGTCATCGCTGTCTTGCAGGCGACGCGGCGGACTGCAATCTGTTTTTCCGGTGAATAAACGTTGGGGTGATAACTGTCCCGGGGTGCCTGTCGCACCGGATAACCGAAGTTTAGGTAGCGTGGACTCGCCTGCCAGGTGGAAGGTATCCATCCAGGGCCTGACGGCGGAGTATGCGGTATCGGTCCCTTCATCACCGGCGGATGACGTCGGGTATCCCTGAAAACGCCGGGCCGGAAAGCGGCAAAGCGGGGGCGCAGGCGTTTGTTTCGCGGGTGAATTTTTGAATGTGTGATGGCGTATGGCGGCGGGGGCGTCCGGGGGTGAGAGCCCGCGGTCGGGGGGCGCGGTGGTGTTCTTAGCAACAGGTGAAGCCCTTTACGCCGCGGAGCTGGCGTTAAGGGCTTACCACGCGGGGTCTTTTACTGAGCGGGTGAGCGCCAGAAGGAAAACCCGCCCCCCGTTGTGACGTAGGGCCTGCCGTCACGCCCGGTGTGTTGACAGGCAAACGCCAGCACCTTATTGCGTCACCCCCTTTCGCTTGCGCGGAGGGTGCTCATGCCGCACCGCCCCGGTTTTCTTCAGGCACGTTTTCCTGAGGCCCGCTGTTTACCCGTTCCGGTGCCTTGACCACCTTCAGTGGAGCGACAACGTTCTGGCCGCTCTCCTTAATCACCGCTGGCAATACTGAATTTATGATCTTGAGGCAGAGTTCATCTACCACCCCTTCTAAATCATATCCTGCCGTCTTCTTGCCTGGCGTCTTCTGATCTGGCACGATTTTCTGAAACTGCAGTTTAGTGAGCTGCGCACGTAACGCGTTGAGGTCATTATTCACGTCAAGTGCTGCACTGGCGATGACTTTCTCCAGCAGCAACCGCCTCAGGGCCGTCACACTGTCCTGCGGCATGCCAGACACGTCGGACGAACCGGGAGTGATTTCCTCCAGTTCGGTTTTCCGCACCGCCGGGGCCTTCTCTTCCAGAGTGTCTGACCTGAGCCCCAGCTGGACAGGAATGGTGACGTTGAAGTTCAGGCACAGGCGGGGTTTATCGCCCAGCGACTGCCAGAAATTACCGAGGCTTGAGAGATGCTCAGAGGGGGCCACCACGCGCAGCACGGCGGGGAAATCGTCCCCGAATTGCATATTCAGGAGCCCATTGAGCGCACTATTCATGAGTACCACCGCCGGTGCGTTAAATTTGACATTTGCATCCTCTGAATTTTCCCACAGCGTCAGCAGATAACAGCAGCGCATATGCACCTGGCGGGGCGCATAAACGCCAGTGGTGGCATCAAACTGACGCGCCTTGCCCTGCCGCAGTTCCAGCGCTTCCTGAATATCGTACAAAAAAACGCAGTATGTTGACTTTTGCGGTTTGAACTCTTTATCCACCATATCGAAGCGAATGTCTGACTCCTCTGGCACATAAAGTTTAAGCGCCGCGTCAATTTTTCCGTTTAACAAAATCAACGTATTATCGCTTTTCATAGTAACGTGGTCATCGGTATTCGTTTTTTTATCTTGCTCACTCATCATTCCTGTCCTCATTTGCGGACGCCCGCAGCCTGAGCGTTACCCGTGGTGGTCCCCTGCCGTTAAGCCGGCAGGGGCGTCATAATCAGTTTTCCGGATTTGTCCATCTCGCGTCGCACCGCCCGCGCAATGTCAGACTGGCTCACCGGCCGGTTGCCCTCGGCCGCCAGCCAGCTGGCCAGCAGCGCGACGTTGCGGATGTTTGCCCCGGTCAGATCGGTCGCGGCCGCCCATTGCGCCCAGTCGACGTCTTCGTCAACATGAATCTGCGTGGGCCAGATATCGCGCCACATTCGCTCGCGCAGGGCCGCATCCGGCGCGTCGAAGCGGGTAATAAAGGTCAGGCGGCGGGAAAAGGCGTTATCCAGGTGCGCGCGATTGTTGCTGGTGAGCACCACCAGACCCGGATAGTTTTCCAGGCGCTGCAGCAGGTAGGAGACCTCGATGTTGGCGTGACGGTCTTTCGCGTCTTTGACCTCGCTGCGCTTGCCGAACAGGGCATCGGCCTCATCAAACAGCAGCACCCCGGTATCCGCCGTGGCCATGTCGAAAATCTGCGCCAGATTTTTTTCCGTCTCGCCAATGTATTTGTTCACCACCGTGGACAGGTCGACGCGGATCAAATCCACCCCCAGGGTGCTGGCCAGCACCTCCGCCGCCAGGGTTTTACCGGTGCCGGAGGGACCATGAAACAGCGCGCTGATGCCGGTGCCGTAGCCCACCTTGCTGGCAAACCCCTTATCGAGCACCGCCTGCTTGTGATGGATGGCAGCGAGGATTTCGCTTAACTGCCCTGAGAGTTTGTCGTCGACAATCAGGTCCGCGAAGCTGCGCTGAGGCCGGATGCGCTGCGCCAGCCCTTTAAATTGCTGCTGTCCGCGCACGTGCAGGGCCTGATGCAGGTCACGCCACTCCAGTGCTGCGGCCGGGGCACGGAGCATGCGGTACCCCTGCGCCTCCTGCCAGGTCTGGGCCAGCGCGTCAGCATCGAGATGGGTGCGCCTGAGCAACGCCTCCCAGTTCGTATCTGCACGCCACTCCGGGTTGTCTGCCTCGCCCGCCGGGTGTGAGGACAACAGCCGCGCATCATCCTGTGCGGTCCGCAGCGGCAGCGTCATCATCAGGCGCGGCAGCTGCGGATAGATGTCTGCGGCTTCGTCCGCCGTGACCCGCGCAATCACCGGCTGGCCATGGTCTGCCAGGGTGGGCTCCAGCGCGTGAAGCAGCGCCGCATACCGCTCCACCCCTGCACTCCAGTTGCACAGCAGCAGCACCCCTTTATAAAGACGCACCGCGCGCAGCGCCGCGTACAGGAGAGCCTGCGCCTCGGCCTCGTCGGCGGGTAAGCGGGCCAGATTGAGTTTCAGCAACGGGCGACCCGCGTCCTGTGCCACCTGGCTGATCAGCGTCTCACAGCCGTGGCCGCCCTGCAGCAACAGCAACGCCACGGGGGTGCGGATGGCCGTCTCAAGCTGGTCTGCGCAGGCGGCCCACGCGCCTTCCCGCAGGCGGGCCGCCGGGGCGGGATGCTGCCACTGTGCCGCCTCACCGGGTTCGATGCGCAGCGTGTCAGCGGGTTCACCGCACAGAAAGTGGAAGACCATTTCGTTCAGCCGCAGAAATTTCTCCCCGCCCCCCGCACGATTCCCGTTTATATCGGTGATCAGCACGAGCTGATGGCGCAGCAGCGCGCTGTTTTTTGAGAACAGCGTCAGACGGTTGGCGATACGTTCGCTGTGGCTGCGACTGAACAGCATCAGCAGCATTTCGCTGCCGGGCCAGATCATCCGGGATTCCCGCTGGACATACGAGATGATGCCGCCGTAGCGGGCATCGAGCATCGGCAGTGCCGTCAGCACCAGGACCTGGGTTTCAAACGGCGTCAGCGCAAAATTCGTCACGAGTTCGGCCAGTCGGCCGCGCAGCGGCGGCATCTGCCGTCCGTCAAGCCACGGGGTCGGCTTTGCCTGCTGCTGCCAGTGGGGCACGTCGGCGACGGGTGTCCAGGCGTCCCCCTCACCTTCATCCGGCAGCAGCATGTCTGCCATGTTAAGATAATCCTCGTCATGTTCGCGCTGCCATTTCAGCAGGCCCTGAAGCACCAGGTCGCTGTAATGCAGCCACGGGCCCAGCGAGGCCATGGCGTCGCGGTGCAGGTCTGTTGCCGGGGTAGACGCACTCGCGTCCACGGGCTTATCACGCCATTCGTTTGTCATATTTTCCAGTCCACTGTCAGGGGAAGCGGTAGCCACGGCACCACCACCGGGGTTAAGGGCCATGGCAGGTCACCGAGCAGCACGTCGGCGGCCTGCGGTTCAACGGTGAGTTTTACGCCACCTTCAATGCGCAGCGTCCCGGGCCGCTGCAGGAACAGCTCGCGCAGCATCGGGACACTACAGCGGTTCAGCGAGGGCAGCGCGCGTAAAACGGGCGGCAGCCAGGCATCGATCTGGTCCTGTTGTGCGGTATCGGGCAGAGTTGCCACAAAGGGCGCGTCAGGTTCGATGCCGCAGAGAAGCCGCGCGCAGGGCGAGCGCCATTCGGCGAGGTCGCTGTCGCCCCAGGCGAGCCAGTCCAGTGCGGCCATGGCCTGCCAGCGCGCGGCCTCGTCAGTAAACTGCCCTTCCCGCAGCCAGCCGTGGCTTTCGAACCACGCCGGCAACAGCGGCCACAGCAAGACCAGCCCGGCACCGGCCACGCCCCAGGCGGTCTCCTCCTCCATCAGGGGGGACCGGGGGGCGGCGGGCGTTAATCGCGCAGGCGACACGGTACCCCGGACGCCCTCGCTGTTCACGACGTGCGGTACCAACGGGTCGATCGTCACCCGCCCGGCATGGTTCACGCGCCGGGCGTCATTCCCCCCCGGTCCGTCCGGCTGCGCAGCCGGGCCGGGGAGCCGGACTGCGTTCCCGTTTGCAGAGTGCGGCGTTGCCGGGTCGGGGGGTGACCGCGTGGCGCGCGCCTTCGCGCTGGCCAGCTGTACCACGGCGGCCAGCGGACGCGGCGGGGCGTCAGGCCCGTGCAGGACGTCAGCTTCATCCGCCGGCAGCGATTGAAGCCACACCTGGATCACCGCTTTTAACGGTACGGGCAGCGGTGATGCCACCAGCGCCGCCAGCCAGGCGCGCAGTGCGCTGTCCTCTTCTGAGGGTGATGCGGCGCGCTGTTGCGTCGCCCGCGGGTGGGGCGGGCGGTGCAGTGCAAACTGCGGCGGGCGCCCCAGGCGCACCCGCGAGGGCACGTCGTCGAGCGCCCGCGACACGGCGGGGTCGGTCCAGGTCTGCGGCTGGTGCTGCAGTGCCAGCAGGGCTGCCAGCGGCGCAAAGTGCGCGACGTCTGCCTGCGGCGGCGAGGGCAAACGGGGCGCATCCGCCAGCCACAGGCTCAGCCTGGCCAGCGCTGACGGTGACCAGGTGGTGACCAGCCGCTGCCAGCAACGGGACTGCAGCAGCCGCAGCGCCAGTGCCACCCGTGGCGGGGTGGCGCTGGGCGGCTCGCCATACGGTAGTGCGTCTATCAGCCAGGCGTCACGGGCCTCCCGGCTCAGCCACGGCCGGGCATCGGCAATGCGCCCGCAGTCCAGATAGCGCAGCAGCTCGATAAAGCGCGCGGCGCGCGGTGCGGCTTCCTGATGCTCCGCAGCGCGCCAGGACGAGAAATCTTCCCGGACCACGTCTGCGTCTGACGGCACCACGCCGCCCGCTGACGTCATCCGCAGGGCGTCCCGCGGTTCCCTGCCTGACATCGGCGGCGTGGCGTAATGTCCGTCGGAAGCGGCCACGCTACCACGCAGGAAGCCCTGTGCGTCGCGCTCCCAGCGACACTGATGCAACGCCGCCTGCAGGCGGGGGATCACCCGTTCATTCAGCGTCTGCTCAAAGCGCGAGAGCGGGATTTCGCCCACGTCAATCACCAGCTTATCGATGATAAAGTCCTGGTCTTCTGCCACCGCAAATCGGGTCAGTACCCGCGTCAGTTCGGCGTGCAGGCTGGCATAGAACCAGCGGCTGCTGCGTTGTTGCAGGTCCTGCGCGAGTCGCTCGCGACTGTGCAACCGCACGCGTAATCGTCCTGTCAGTGCTCTGTTCACACGTTTCCTCCTGTTGGGGTAGCGCAGAACGCCCGTTTACGCTAAAATCCCGCTCAGATTTAGCTGGCCCTGAATGATAGTGGCCATCCGTTTGTCGCCATTTTTACATGCCAGTGATACAACGTTCCGTCGCCTCTGCCAGCAGCGCCACCACTGGCCTGCGGGCGCGGATATCTGGCATCTGCGGTTTCACTGGCAGCGTGAACGCCTGCGGATACGGGACGCCCTGCATGCGGGTGAATATCTGCTTGTGCCATTATCGGTCGTGCATCGCGCAACCGGGGACAACGTGGTTATCTGGTCCGCTGCGGATGCGCTGGTCATGCACTGCCTGACCGCCTGGTCAGCGAGCCGCCTGTTGCTGCACCGGCCCTGTGAACATTTACGCGGACACGGCGGCGGGCACGTTTCCGTGCGACGCATTGACGCACTAATGTGCAACGGGCGTATCATTCTGTGTGTCGCTCCGCCAGTCGCGGACATTACGCCAGCATCAGTAAAACCCGTCTGCGGGTCCCGCTGCGGCAACGGGTTCACTGTCCCATCGTACCGGACCTGCTGCGGCAGTTTCAGCACGACAGCGTTGAGGACGGTGGACGGTTTCACACGCCCAAAAAGGCATCGCCCGCAGCCGCGCGCTCAGCCCATTGCTGGCGGCGTTTCACCTGTATCGCCTTGATGACACGCTGAGCTACAACCCGCACGTGCATTACGTACGCTATATGGATGACATACTGATTTTCGCCGCTACGCGCTGGCATCTGCGTGACGCTGTGCGGCAGATGAATCAGATTTTTGCCGAATACGGTTTTGTACAGCATCCGGACAAAACTTTTATTGGCCGCATTGATAAAGGTTTCGACTGGATGGGCTTACAATTTACGGCTCTGGGTGTTATCAGCATCGCACCACGAGCGTTAGCAAACCATCAACGGAAACTGCCCCCGCTTTAGAGCAAGCCCGGCAAAATTGCTACCCCGATGGAGGGGTGCAGCGGGTGGTGCAGTACCAAAAGCGGTGGTTGAGGTATTCCTCCCTCGGGTCTGATTGGCCTCGCTCGCGCCCGCCCGGCTGACACATCTGGTCTCAACTTGTAACGACGAACACAATCGAGATATCCGTGTCGTCGCCCAAGTACATTGACTCCCGCCATCCGTCTGCCGGCCGCGCTATACTGCCATGCGCTTTCTCAGTTTCCAAAAAGACGGCGCCCTGGTAATACCCGTAATCGTACTCGCCGCTAGATCCTCGTCGTTCGAATAACTTACCCGCTACATACAGTTTCCCGTACACCCACCACACCTCCCTCATTTCGCCTTCTCGCCCTGCGAGGTGCATGTAAACGATAAGGTCTTTGCCATCGGAGCCGACCGTCACCGTGCCGTCCTTCTTATCGTCATTTGGATTGGGGACCCACTTGATTATTTTGCTGAGCGCGTCCTTGCTTCCGGCGAGGTTCCCATCTTTATTGCCCTCTATAATCCCGTCACCCTTTCCTTTAGCGTATGCATCCACCATTGCTTTTCCTACTTCTCTCTCTCCGGTTACATTCTCTTCAGGCTCGGACTGGTAATTTCCGTTGTCATGTTTTGCCTGTTCGACTGCTTTCTTAACGGCGGCATTAATCGCAACTGTATCTGTGCTACCTCTGTTAAATCCATCTTTATCTCCGGCGTCATAACTCATCTTCATGGCATCCGCCACCGCGCGCTCTCCTATCGTTCCACCTTCTCCCTGTAGTGGGGTCCATTTGCCATCCTTTACCTGAGTGGCGCCAATTGCTCCATTTACTGCATCTTCTACCGCCTTTCTGAGTGCGACTTTATCCTTCTTACCGCTGTCGTAGCCCGCCTTAAAGGCGCCGGGGTCGGCGACCGGATTCGCGAACAAGGATGGGCTATCCGTACCCAGTTTGGCATACGCCACCACAACAGGAGCTCTGTGACTGCATAAAACCAGGCTCGCGTATTCTGTTACATATTCGCCTTTCTGGTCGGGCTTGCCCTCTTTTGACAGCAGCCCGACAATGAAATAGAGTCCTGGATTATAAGCCTTGACATCCTCTGGGTGATTATCAGCGAGCCTTTCAAATCTTCCATTGCTATCTAGATTAAAGACCCATAAGCAGTCATGCGAAAAGGGCTGCGGTTCGTCACCCTCCTTTTCCCCTTTTGTATAAAACGTGCCATCCGTTTTGTTAAACGCGCTCATTACTGCAGTGCCGTTAACTATTTTATCCTTCCAGTCGCTTCGAAGGTTACTATTCAGAAAATCAATGACTGCATTACACTCCTTCTCATGCGACCTGCCATCCGCGTATGCGGCATTTAGCGCATTTGCAATGTCTTTCTCCGTTTGGCTTTTCTTACTTTTGCTATCTAAGGCTATAAAGCCATTCGATGTATCTTTCTTCGCATCATCCAATGCCTGCTTCGACACTGCTGCCATCGCGGACTTCATGGAATCAATGCCTTCCTGAGTCAGATGCAATCCGTCCTTGTCCTGCTTAAGGTAATTAACTTTCCCGGCTACTTGCTCAGGGAGCTTCACTTGAAGCTGGTTTTTATTATCAATAGTCAGTCCCGAGGTGTCAGTATTTCCCTCAGTATACAGGTGCACACGAAGGCCACCGTCTGTACTGTCTTGTACCAGCCCCCCCTCAGACGCCAGTGAGACAGACAATCCAGACGTATCGGTTTTAATGCCGGGCCCACATTTAACACCTAGCCCCTTAGAGGTTTTCTCGAGTCCACTCCCATCTGCTAACTTAACGCTCAGCTGGTTATATCCATTCACTTCGATGGCAAGGGAGGGATCCAGGTTCAGTTTCGCGGCACCACTTTCGTCGAAACCAATGCCGGCACCGTTGTTCAGCTCAATAACCGTCTGTGTTGTCGCCGGATTGTTATCTTTACCCGCAACGTTGATTTCTTTCACCTTCAGGCCGTTCCCGAGTTGCGGATCCGCCAGTTCGATCAGCTTTTGGTAATTTGTTTCGTTTGGTACGTTGCCCTGTAGAAACGCTTTTTTCAGTTCGTCCGCTAATTTGCTCATTGCTAACAGCCTCTGTGTATTGATGTTCGTTCACGGAACCAGGCACCCAGGGGGCCGGCAGCGATAATCTACTTATTTAACAGACCCATCAGGTAATCCATGTTCAGATCGAGACCGCTCTCGTCCACCTTCAGCCCGCCGTCTGGTTTGCAAACAATGCGCACCCCCTGGCTGTCCGTTTTCAGCGCCTGCTGGTCAGCGTTAAGATGCAGGTCATTGTCCCGCAGCAACAGCCCCCCCATGCTGGAAACGGCGAGCGCCACCTGATTCGTGTCCTGGGTGGGCCTAACCAGTCCGCCTTTCTCCTTTATCTGCACTGCAAGCCCATTTGCTGTAATCTTCAGGATGTCCGAATTCATCACCTTCAGACCTAGCTTTTTTTCCCCATCCAGCGAGGGGGGGCTTAGGGTGGTGCCATCAACATTTAACACCAGAGGCCCGCCTTCACAGGACAGGCCCCCCCCGACGGCACAATGGATGGACAACGGCGCTACCGGTTGGTTATCCGAATCATCGCCGCCCCCCTCCAGACCCGCTTCCTTGCTGGCGCGCAGGGGGGTGTCCGCACGATTGATAAGCCTTGCAAACTCCCCCTCACCTGGGACACACCAGGCTTTGAAACTTTTTGTGAGGTCTGCATCTGCGCCTGTTTTCGCGTATGCCGCTTTTTTAATAGCATCATCGGCCATGGTAATCACTCCTGAGCCTTTGCCACACCAGGTGTTGGTGGTTTTGTGGGTGGTGGTGTTGGTTCAACGTAAATGACTGCAAGTGACTGCAGGATCTGACGTTTCTGTTGCAGGTCTTCAGTACCGTGGACGGCCTCTATTGCGTTTGTCTTTTCATTATCGGAGGCCACGTGCGAAGAACCAATTCCGCTGCGCTCGTCAACAGGACGTTCACCGATACCCAACTTTTTCAGCAGCAGATAAGACTGGTCTCCCACCGGCCGTCCTTTGTTCTGCCAGTTCAGGTATTGCCCGGCAAAATCGTCGAACTCTTTAATCCAGTGCATCTGCAGGTTGAGATGGCTGGGCATCTCCTCACGAACGATGCTTTCAATCCACTGACTCAGTTCAGCCGGATTGTTACCGTGTTCGAGCAGCGTGCGGTCCAGCACCACACTTAAGGTAAACGCGAAATTTTCACTGTCATAGGGCAACGACCATGCGTAGCTGTCTGAGCTGGAGAGGTCCAGCTTATCCCAGTCAAAATGCTGATCCCCGGTAGCAGAATTCAGGTCTACTGGCTTAACACCTTTCCGCTGCTCCGGGGTTGCAGCAACGTTGCCTTTTCCGTCCAGAAATACCGGTTGGGCATTCCTCTTCCACTCCACCTCCACCGTACCCAGAATCGGATCGACCTTCGTCACTTCAACAATAATGTCCGGTTTATCCCGGTTACTGGCGTCAGGCTGGAGATCGTGAGTACTTGGCTGAAAAAGCCAGCGCCCCTGCGGCCGTAGCGCAAATTGGGTATTCACTTTCAACCCGGCAGGAAAGGCGCTCTTCACCGTCAGTACGGCCTTATTTGAATCACCGTCGGTCTTTTTCGAATCACCATCGGCCTTTTTCGGATCATCCTTGACCTTTTCCAGTTTGAAGTCCTTATAGACCACCGGTTTCAGCCAGGTCTGCGACACACGCCATTTCCATGTGTTTTTAGTGTCTTCAAACAAATTTTTGCTGTCCCGGAGACGCCGGTTGTCATCCAGGTCGATGTAAAGCGCATTATCTGAGTCAGTCTTATAAAACACGACCCCCATAAACGGGTCAGCGCTCTCAGCTCCCGCGTTTTCAATATCAATCAGCTGACCCACTGCTGGCGCTTTACCCTTGAGATTTAATTTCAGTACTGTCTTTCCTGCTTTCTGAGTCTCGTGGTCTTCATTAACCAGTCCAGCCCTGGACACGTCAAACCAGCCCTTATCGTCTTTTGCCCCACCTGTTCCATCCTGGACAGTGCCCGGCATTTTTGGCAATAGCTCCTGGTGTTCCACCAGATAGAAAGGCAGCGTCTCAGCCGGGAAAGTATTCGGATATTGCTGTTCATCATTGCCTGACTGCGGCGATTCACCATTAACCGGACGCTGCCATTTCTCATCAAAAAGCGTTCTTCCCACCCCAATACGGGCGGCGATTTTACGCTGTAGTGCGGAAATTTTGCTGATGCTGATAGCGGCGCGGTCATAGGCCAGACGCGTCACCTGGCGTAAAAACCCCTGCTGGATGACGATAAAATCTTTCTGGTCTTTCAGCAGAATGTCACCGGCTGCTCGCGTTTCATTGAAATAGCCCAGCAGATAATCGAGGATAGCCAGCTCTTTTTCCGGGTCCTGCATCTGATCGAGGCTAACATTCACAAGCGCGCCAATGGTGTCATGGTATTTCTGCGGTAACAGGGCGTTACTCTGCTCAGCCGTCAGCGGATCCTCCGCTACATACGGCCAGTAGGACGCGCCCCACACAAATCCTTCCGGCTGACGCCCGTCGAATCCCAGTAGCGAAGGCAGCATGCCAAGCTGGTAGGCGCTGTTCGCCAGCTGTTGTTCAAAGGTACGCAAAAATAACAGCAGATTCTGCGCATTTTTGTCTCCACCTTTCCCGAAAGCCTCTGCCCCCTGCTGTAACCCGTACACCGGGGGCAGGGTCGTGCCCACGCTGCGATAAAAGCCCGGATTTCGATAGCGTCCATACGGCACGCTGCGCGTATCGTCGGGCGTGGCCAGACAGGTCTCGGCCTGGTGGCGCCCATAGGCATCCTGAATGGCTGTTACATCCGTTGTAGTCAGCTGGATGTTCTGACCGCGCTTGTAGATGCTGACCGATGTAGTAAATTGAGGGTCGAGTTTTTTTTCAACGTCAGGCGCAGTGACGTCCTTCGTATCAGGTTTGGGGGCCGGTGATAGCCAGAACTGCAACTGCATATTGTCATTCACCGTATGGTTATCCTTTTCCCACTGGACCCTGATAACCCCGGACACGTTGCCCAGCACCGCCGCCGACAAACTCTGACTCGTGACAACATACGCGTTTAACTTGTCTGCATTCGTCTCGCGCTCAGGTGGCAGCCGCACCGCCCAGCCATATTTCAGATTTGGACCGCTATACACCTGCTCCGCCACCTCGCCTGCGGCAAGGCGCACGGCGGCGTTTCTGCGTTCTGTCGGCGGCATCAGGGTTTGATTGATTTCCCACAGGGCGTCGGCTATCACCTGAATGATGCGCCCGGCTGGCAGGTCATCGTTCAGCGTCAGGCTGACTTTGGGTTCCGCCCTTTCCACGTCAATAAACTGCACATCCTGAATTTCCCATTCGCACAGGTTACGGTGCGCCTGCAGCCACGGCTTTAATTCAAGATTTGCTTTATCTTGTGTGACGCCGGGATTTAACGTCAGCCACAAGCGGTAGCCCCCTGACACCGAGTAGTCTTTTAAGCCTTTCTTCGCTTCTTCAGAAACTTTCTTTTCGTATTGAGTAGCGTTCTTTCCCTCACTGGATCTGAACTCAAAAGCATAGTTTTTCTCGTTATAGGCGTACTGGTAGCTTTCTTCTGGCGCCAGCTGTGCAATCTGCACATCGCGGAAACAAAAACGGTGCGATTTGTCAGCATCCATGATCACTGTCAGGTCCAGCAGCCCACGACGGTAATCTTCCAGCGTTACCGGACTGCTGGTGAGTGCCCATTCTGGCCCAAACTCCGGGGCAAAAATTCCCTTGCTGTGATCAAGGCTGGTTACAATCTGGGTGTCAGGAGTATGATGATGCGTCAACAAATCCACCAGCGGCAGGGTGTGGCGGTAACTGATGTCTGAGACACCATAGGTAAAGGCCTGCATCAGCGTGATGCCCGGGTCGGCGTCACCGCGCGCTGTCCAGCGCTTACCGGCGTACAGCGACAGCGCGTCCTGGGCGGTGGCCCAGAGGGTGTCATAGTGGATCTGTTCCTGCACGTCATCGCTCACCGGCGTGACGGCGAGCGGCGTTCTGTTGTCAGCCATGATGTTTTTCTCCCGATGCCGTTACATTCAGGGTGATACGTTGTCCCGCTGCTGCCGAATAAAGCGTGACGTCCGGGATGTCTTTTACTTTCAGGCTCAGCGCCAGGCCGAGGTGGTAGACACCGCAGGTGCCGGCACCCGCAGTGACTGTAAATTTCCCATGGTGCACACTTTCACCGGATTCAGTCTTGTCAAGGGTAATGTCCTTAATTTTCAACCTTAACCCGGTTCCACTGGCCTTCTCAGTCAAGGGCTGTCCGCTGTCCAGATCGACCAGACTCACGTCTGTCTTCGCTGTAGCAATCGGTACCTCACCCAGCCCGTAAACCTCATCGGGATAGGTGACCCACACCTCTGCTTCTGCCGCGTTCACACTCATCAACGTCTTTTCCTCCCGCAGAGAACAGGACGCGTTATTGTCGTTATTCCACATCAGCGTCAGCCCGTTATATTCCAGTGGCACGCAGTTCAGCACCGCCACCTGGTTCGGCTGGAGATTAAGGCCGGCGGTCTTTGAACCGTTCAGGTAAACCTGTTCGATACTTTTCACGCCCGGCACGCGGCGCAGCACATCCTGCACCGTGCTGTGGTCGATTTGACGGCCAATCACCGCCGTTCCCACGTCATCATCCGGGGCCAGCCACGGCATAAACGCCTGTTCCAGCGCGCTGCGCGCTGCGGCATCCACCGTGGTACGGCTTACTCCGGTTTCACAGGTGATCTGCCAGCTGACGTTAAGCGGAACATAGTCGGGGTTGACGCAGTCAAGTCCCAGCCACGGTGAGGCAATGGCTTTGATCTCGTCCGCCATGCGGCTCAGACGCTGCTGACTCAGTGCGGGGCGGCGCCGGTCTTCGCTGTCATTCAGTTCAGCCCCCGGCATCACCACCACGGATTGCTTCAGCGCGTGGGAATTCACATTGCGCTCAGGGGGCTGTACCGCCAGTTCACGAAGGCCTGCATGGCGTTCCTGCAGCAGCGACTGGATATCGTTATTATTAAGCGCACGTTCGCGGTGGCGCAGCCGACGCGCTACGCGGGCTTCGAATACGTCAGTCGTCTCCGCCGGCAGCCCGCCAGATGACGGCCAGGGTTGCTCCACCGTCTGCAGGCTGGCCGGCGCGTCCAGCGCCTGGATAATCCGCCCTGCGGGTAGCCCGGTGATAAAGTGATCGGGCTGGACATCCTGCGCATTCTGAAGGGTTGCCCTGACAGCATTGGTCACCACCCCACTCAGCCAGGGCGTGACCGGCAGCGTGGCCTGTTCTGGCGCCCGGTCACTCAGTTTTGCCAACCGGCCGCGCAGCCACATCCGGCCTGCCGGCATACTGCGCGCCGTGCGGCTGGCATCGCCGGGCCACTCTCCGGCCATGCTGCCGCTAACGCCAAATTCGTTGGTTTCATCGCTCAAGGGTAGACGCGCCCATCGCTCCCCTGGCGCCAGATACTGCCACTCCATCCCCGTCAGACTCTGTGGGCTGCGCAGCTGCCAGTGCAGCGTCAGCAGCTGGCCCGGTTCAATACCCTCCACGCCCAGATAGAGTTCAGCGTCCGCCGCCGGCTGCGCCAGCGCGTCATCCTGCGGCGCATAGCCGAACGGCGTGATCACCTGCTGCTGCGGGCACGCTTCCTGCGCGCAGTAGCCGACGCTGACAGCGGACCACTGCGGCAGGTAGGGCGGGTTCCACTGCGCCCTGGGGACCAGAACGGGGACGGGTGTGGTGGTTGTCGAAAAGGTTTTTTGCATGGCCGGCATCATGATGGTTTTGCCGTTAGCATCCTTTGCTTGTGACGGCACCATTTTATAGACCCACGTATCCTTGTCTCCACCGCCCTGAGTTTCACTGCTGTTAACACTGCTGGTAGTACTGTTTTTATCACTGCCGGGGGGTTCCAGTATCGGCTCCTGCTGGGGCGTCACCTCTTCGGTTATAAAGGTGACGACCTGAGGCGGCGTGGCCTGATGTTCTGCATACGCCTGCTGCAGGAAATCTTTCTGCAGCGATAATCGTAAGTACCATGGCCACTTCGCCGGATCGTCACTGTCCGGCGGGGTTGTGCCCGTGCTGGCGATGATGTCTTTGATATTGATTTCTAACGCGGTCCCCACAGGGGCAGTTTTCAGATCCTCGTTAGCATTGAATAACGCTAATGAATCGGATTTCAGCTTGTTGACGATTCCACCTGCCTTCACAGCTGTCACGTTTACGGTGAAATCCTTATCCGATTTGGGAGCAGCGCTGTAACCAGGATCGCTTTCGATGAGTTTCGCCACCTCAGCACTGCTATCTTTTGTAACGTTTTTCGCACGCCCGGAGGTAAAGCTCTTTACGTCACTCGCGGTCTTGCCAACGTTCGAATCCCGTGTCACGTTGAGGTCCTTATCCAGCAGCAGCCAGTCGGTGCCCTTTTGCGTGGGATCGGGACCGTATAGCGCCCTGAAAGATTTATCCTTAGGCAATCCCGCCCAGACCGGCGTTACCGTCACGCTCTTCATCCGGGGGCCCAGCCGCAGCCACTCTGCTGACATCAGGTTTACGCCGCTGTTGACCGCCGGCATCGCGCCAAACGGCAGACCACCGTCCGTCAGCGCGTTACCCTCATCATCGGCGCACAGCACGCCTGCGGCCCCGGTTACCGTCACTTCCAGATTGATTACCCGCGGCAGCGGGCCAGCGCCGTCAGAGGTCAGGCGCAACAGCGGTGCCCTGGATGTCAGACCGTCCAGGTTCGTCACCGCCGACGGGATGCCGCCAGCGGCGTCAAGCGTTAACTTCCGCGTCGCCATCGCCTCCTGTACCGGAGTGACATCCAGTTCAACCCAGGCCTCATCCATCGAGATAGCCGCCTGTAGCGTGCCTGTAACCGGCTGATCAAACGTCACCGTCCAGCAGCGCTGCCCGCCGCTGATGGCCAGCAGCGATGACTCCAGGATACGTCCGCTGTACAGGGCGCGGTCCGCATCGGCTCGCGGTGGCTGGCCCGGCCGGGCCGGTGAGGGCGCAAACAGCCTGACGCCCCCGGCAGGCCAGGTAACACCGGCACTTTCATCCAGCAATACGCGCGCCCGGCGGCCCCCGGGCACACAGCCATCCCGCACCACCCAGCGCAGGTCAGTGATGCGCGAGGCATTGACCGACAGCGGCTGAGTCAGGGCGTAGCGCAACGGCGTACCGGCGCTGTCCTGCCCGGCGTCGAGCGCCAGTCCCGCCGGCAGCAGCTGCTCGGGCGCCCCGTCTGCCAGGATAAAGCGGGCGGTCAGCTGGTCCGGCTCGGCACCGCGCGGCTTCAGCGCCAGCATCTCCCTGTAATAGAGCGTTTTGTAGCGGGCCGGCAGCTGATTGAGCAGCGCCCGCGGGGTTTCAAGCAGGCCCAGCAGCGTGAGCAGGAACGCCTGTTCCGGTGGTAGCTGGCCGTCAGCGTTGTCCGGCAGGGTGTAGTCTCTGGCCAGCCGGTCGCGCAGGGTCTGCCAGGCCTCTGAAAGGGATTCTCCAGGGGTTCCTTTACCCGCTTCATACCCCAGAATCGCCTGCGCCCAGTTTGGCTCTACCAGGGTATGCAGTTTAGTGGTGTCATTTCCTTCTTCATTCGTATGCGGAATAAACGGCAGGTACTGGCTGTAAGTGCGGAACCCGTCCAGCCTTTTTTCAATTGACCGGTCATCCAGGACGAATGCCGCCGGTGCGTTATTTTTTGCCGCCATGGCTGTTATCCTCTTCTCAGTGCGGTGGGATGATTCACTGCCCCATCAGCTCGCGTTGACCTTGAACTGCGTCACGATAAAACGGCCCTTGATCGGCGTGGGTGCCCCTACCGTGGGGTCCGGTGTCCCGCTGGTCGGGTCGGTTGCGGGCGCCGTCGGAATAAACATGGCCTGACATTGCCCTCCCTTGAGCAGCAGTGGCGGACCACTTAAGGTTTTTTTGGCTGTCTGATCCGGCATTGCCATCACCATCTGTACCATCCCCACGCCGGGTAGTGAGAAATTGCCCGCCGTGTACGGTACGCCCGGAATGACCACTTTGGCCAAATCGCTGATAACGCAAACCGGCTTACCGTTGATCATCGCCCGCCCGGAGCCGGCCAGCGTCGTTTGCGCGGGGGCCAGCAGCGTGCGGTTAGCTGAAGTGGGTTCAAACATCACCATATCGCCCGTTGCCACGACTAAATCGCCCATGCGGTTCCTCCCCCTTCCAGTACGTTAAGCTGACCGCTAATCTGCCTGGACTGCCCGGACAGGTGGTAGGTCACCGTAATGTTTAAGGTGCTGTGTTGCGTGCTGTCTTTCTCTACCCTGACCGCGACGTTCTCTGCTCGCGGTTCATAACGCGCCACGCCCTCGGCGATCCGGGTCTGCAGCGCTGCCAGCGGACCTTCTGCAAGGCTTGCAAACATCGATGACTGCAAGTCACACCCCCAGGAGGGCAGCATCATGCGTTCGCCTGGCTGTGTGCTGAACAGCAGCTTCAGGCTCTGCCTGACGTTATCGCTACCCGCCGACATCTGCAGGCTGCTTTCAGCGTGATTACCCATTGCAGGCGTGCTGAAGCTGACAGGAAACTGCCAGCCGGTGCCGTACAGTTGCGTTAAGGGATCGTTGTCATTGTTCATCTTCTGCTCCCGCTATTTCCCGCGCTGCTCAACCGAGGTTGACCATGCTGCCTTTAACACTGGTGATACCGGCACCGCCGACGTCGGTCATCTGCCCGGCAACTTTCACCGCGGCATCAGACTCGAGGCTCGCTTCGCCTTCCCCCTTGATACCTACTTTGGCGCCCGACACCGTCACCTCGCCCTCACCTTTGACGTCCACTTTCATGCCTTTAACGTTCACCTCAGCCTCGCTTTTGATGTCAACGCTGGCGTCGCCGGTGACGGTGGTCTTCACGCTGGCGAGGTCGGCTTTTTCCGGGTTCAGCTGGAGTTTACTTTTCTCGCTGACGAGCCCGATGCTGGCCTTGCCGGTGGCCTCCAGCTTCTCTACCGCTGCCAGGGTGATGTCCTTATCACTTTTTGCGCTGATACCGGTTTTTGCCGTGACGGTGACCTGCTCATCCGCGCTGAGGGCGATGTTTTTCTTCGCCTTCACGGCGACCCCCCCGGTTTTCAGGTCAATGCTGATGTCACCTTTTTCGCCGGTGAGTACCAGACCTTTCTGCGCATCCAGCAGCAGGTGCTGCTCCGGTTTTTTGTCGTCGCCGAGTTCGAGCAGCACCCTATGTTTATCGCGATCGACCAGCCATCCGGCGCGTTTACCGTCATGGCGCAGCACGATGCCTTTTTGCGCGTTTTTGGCGCTGGGCTCGATCGGCGCGGGGCGTTTAGGATTGTGCACCGCCGCCACAATCACCGGGTCACTGCCGATAAAGGCGAGTACCACCTCATCCCCCTCTTCCGGGTAGAACGAGACGCCGCTGTCTTTGCTGGCATAGACGTGCCCCATGCGCGCCCACAGCACTTCAGTGCCCAGCGCGGGAATGGTCACCGGCAGGCGGTTCCATTTGCTTTTCGCATCGGCTTTGTGCGTCGCGACGGTGCCGGTCAGCATGCCGTCAGGCACCCTGAGGGCTGGCGCGCTGGCGACGTCATCGTCCAGACCGACGCCGATCACCGTCTGCCCCATTCGTCCCTGCTGGTTAACCACATACTCCACCTGGGTGATCAGGCCTTTGCCGCTGAGATGGGAGCCGAACCCCTCAAGGGATACCGTATCGCCCGGCTGGCACGGCTGGCATCCGGCCAGCGTGAGCTGCACGCGGATGGCCTGCGCGTGCAGGGCGGTGAGCTCACCATCGGCGGTGGCCTGCTGAAGGCCACTGTCCCACTGTCCGGTCAGTAACACTTCACTTTCCAGTCCGAGCGATTTCACCGCCGCAGGCGAGAGGCCACTGCTGCCAATCTCATGGTTTTTCCCCGTTTTTTTCACGACGCTCTGTTTACTCAGATCCCAGCTTTGCACCTGCACGCCCGTGGCCTGACGCAGTCCGGAATAGCCCCATTCCGCATTCAGCAGGACAGGTCCTTTGCCGCCGGGTCTGGCCGCGATCGCATGGGTTTTGCCGCCCATCTGCGGGGCGTGGACTTTGACGCTGCCGTCCGCCAGCGGCCACAGCCAGGCGCCGTGTAATCCCAGCAGGGCGCGCACAAAATGCCAGTCGGTGCAGTTCCACTGCTGGCGCTGTATCGCCTCACTTTCTGCCAGCGTGACGGTCCCCACTTTGACGCTGTGCTCGCCGAGGATCTGCCTGACCAGTGCAGCATCCTGTTCCGCTTTCCACACCCTGCTGCGCGCGGTGGCTTTCAGCCCCTGCAGCGCGTGTTTCAGGCGCATCGTCACCCGCCAGCCGGTTTCCCGGCGGGCCACCTGCACTGCCCCCACCACGCCGGTAAAGGCTGACAATTTGTCGAACGTGATGGTGGCGGGCTGGCCCACTTTGCAGTGGTTCATCAGCGCATCCAGCGCGGTGTAATCATCCGGGGCGGACTGCGCCAGATTCATCACCACCGTGGCGCCCGGGATTTCATTCACGGCATGGCGGGTCTGTACGGCACTGATGGCGATTTTTTTGGCATCCAGCGTCTGACCGCCCGTCTGCACCGTGACATTGACCGGCACAGGCGCCGCACCGCTGCCTCCCTTCAGCGCGCCGGTAAGCCCCTTTGCCTCACCCAGCAGGGTATCCGCCGCCGAACCAATCTTATCGCTCCAGCTGTTGACCGGGAGCGTGGCAGCGTCCTGTGCTATCTGGCTTGCCTCGCCTTCAGCCGACGAGACGGCCTGTTTGATGCGGTCTTTGAACGATCCCAGATTCATGCTGTGCTCCTCATGCATTGGCCCATGACGGCCTGCCCTTAAGGGGTGATCATGGCCAGGCCTGCTGGCAGGCCGCTCAGGTTATCGACATCATTGGCGTACGCGGTCGTCAGATACGCGGCTGCGCCTGCGGTGGTGGTGCTGGCCACCGTCAGTAACAGGGGCAGTGAGGTTTTATCCGGGATCGGCAGCGACTTTGCCAGCGGCGCGTGCAGGGACTTGATTTTGGCCATCTCATTGCTGTTTTGGCCCTTAATCGACAGCGTTGCCGTAGCGCGTAGCGCTTTCGCATCCCGATCGAACAGGGTGTAAGAGACGTACAGCCCGACGGCACGACCCGAGAAGTAACCGTCGCCGAGCCATTTCATGCCGCCCCAGGTGATGTGCAGATAAGGCGCATCTTTGTTTTCACCTACGCTAAAGCACATCGCCCGCAGGTTGCTCAGCTGGGTCTCAATGTCGCCCCCGTCCCGCGGGCCGCGCGTATCCAGAATCAGGTCCAGACTCAGCTCCGGCACGGTCATGCCCTCATAGGTTGACCGGGTGTACATCTCATTCACCCCCCCTTCGGGCATAAATTTCGCACCAAAGTTGAGCTGGATAGACTCCGGGTTGTACAGCACCTTCAGCGAGCCGAGTTTTTTCTCACTGTTTTCGCCCTGGTAAGCTTCGAGGGTCAGCTTCGCCAGCCCTTTATCGAGTAGTCCCATTACAGTCGCTCCCGTTGTTCGTTTAGCGTCTCAAGTACCTGCCGCACAATCTGCTCAATCAGCCGGGCGCGTTCACTGTCGGTGATGCCCTGCTGGGCCGCCGCCTGTCCCGGTTTCGCATCATCAGTGACGCGCGCCTCAATCACCAGTTCCCGGATTTCCAGCATCAGCTTTTGTCTCCCAGCCAGTGCAGTTCGTGGTAGGTCAGCTCCAGCCTGTCGATGAGCACTTTGCTGTCTGACGCATTCAGCGGGTCGGTATGCCAGCTGACGGGAAGGACGTCCGTCAGGGTCCAGCTGCAGCTGGGGATGCCGTTGCTATCCAGCAGCAGGATGATGGCGTTCATATAGACCGGTTTAAAATGGCCCAGCGCCATCTCAAACACCGCCGTCAGCGGGGTCGCCACCATGGCCCCCCGCTCCAGCACCAGATTGCCATGCGTGACCCGTTCAGCCAGGTTGATGGCGCCGAGGTTGTCACCGCCTTCACGCAGGCTGGTTAGCTGTAATTCACGCCCCAGCCCGGAAATCTGAGAAAAACGCATATCAAGCGGGCTGGGCACCCCTTTGATGAAAAACGTTGCCAGAAACCGGTGCGACAGCACGGGCACCGTGAGTGGGGACGTTAACTTCATGACAGCGGATCTCCTGATACTGTGGTCTGACTGACCTGCTGATTACCCACCTGCAGCACCAGCGTCACGTTGATAAATTCCGCCGGCGTCAGCAGGGCCACCGCGACATCAACCACCAGGTTTCCGGCGGTGATATCGTCCGCCGTCATGCTTTCGCCGAGGCCGACCCGGATCGAAAAGGCTGACGCTTCATCCGCACCGGCGAGCCCGCCCTCCAGCCACAGACGTCGCAGCCAGGCACGACACAATCCCTGCAGCTGGTACCAGGTGATGAGACTGTTGGGTTCAAACACCGCAAAGCGGCACACCTCTTTCAGATTGGCTTCAATCCAGCTGAGCGTGCGGCGCACCTGAACGTAGCGGTGCAGCGCCACCCCGTCGCCGGCCAGCGTGCGGCATCCCCATACCCGTGTGCCGCGTCCGGCGAAGCTGCGGATCAGATTGACCGAGGCCCTGTCATCGCTGAACCAGTCCACGGCTGACGTCTCGCGAAACTCCGGCCGCACCACGTGCGCCAGCGTGTCGTTAGCCGGCGCCTTCCATACTCCGTAAGCGGCGTCCGTACGGGCATACACGCCCATTACCGCTGCGCTTGGCGGCAGAACGCGGAACCCGTCTGCCACCCGCGTGTCGGCAGGCACGCTATTTTTACTATTGCGGTAATCCGTGACCAGCTGCGGACCGTAGAGCGCCGCGCGCTGCCCCAGAGCCGACAGGCTGGCGTCATTTCTCCATGCCTGAATACACGCGGTCGTGGCCGTGGTTTGCGAGGGCGCATCCAGCACAAAAAACAGGTCGGGACGGCTCGCAAACGCGCTCAGCAGGATTTTCCATGCGCTGACCAGGGTGCTGGCGATAGCCTTTTCTTCCGTACTGACCACTTCCCGCACCAGCTGAGGCACCGCCACCAGCGTCAGTGAGGCGTACCCGAGCAGCGCCGCGCGGGCAGTGTTGACGAACGCTGTCCACCCCGCGGAGAAGTCATTTCCCTGCGGCGTATGGCCCACGTATACCCAGCAGGGGCTGCCACCGTTATCGAAGTAGTGCGTCAGGCAATCCCGCAGGCAGTCAGGCCACTTGCTGGCCTCCTCAGGAAAATCCGTCGGAGAGAAGAGGCGGTACATGACGCCGGTTTCGGATACGCCGCCTGCCCACCCGATAAAGACCGGCACCGCACTGGCTAACCCTTCATCGCTGCTGGGGTCCGGCAGTTCCTGTTCTGTGAGCCGGATACCCGGTCCCAGCACGTTTTGGTTCATCAACACGTTCTCTCCATCTATGCTCATGGCGCGTCTCCTCAGCCGACTGGCAGCTTGCCGGGTCCGGTACCGCCCGTTAGCGGCTCACTGCCCCCCCCCCCCCCCCCCCCCCTCCCCCCCCCCCCCCCCCCCCCCGCCCCCCCCCCCCCCACCAACCCCCCCCGGCCCCCCCCCCCCAACTGCTTCAGCCAGCCCCCACCTGTTGCGACAGCTCCAGCACGATAAACTCGGCCGGGCGCACCGCCGCAAGACTGACCCTGACTTTCAGGTTGCCGTTGGTGATATCCTCCGGGGTCATGGTGATACCCAGACCAATTTGCACGCTAAATGCCTGTTCAGGTGTTTCTCCCTGCAGAGCACCCTTTTTCCATAATCCGTACAGGTAGCTCTCCAGCGCACTGCGCACCGCAGACCAGGTCACCGGGGTATTGGGTTCAAACAGGGCCTGGCGCAGGGCAGCGCGCGCGTCACGCTCTACGGCATTAAACAGGCGACGGACCGGCACATAGCGCCAGTCATTTTTGCCAGCTTCTTCCATGGTGCGCGCGCCCCACACCATCGTGCCCTGGCCACGGAATGTACGGATGGCGTTGATTTTGCTATTAACCAGCTTTTCATTCAGCGAGTCGTCGACGTTAAGCTCGACAACTTCTTTCCATTTGACGTTGCTATTATTTGGATCACGACCTGCGGCGACCAATCCAGCGACACCTGAGAGCGCCACGTTGGCCGGTGCCTTCCACACACCGCGTTCGCGATCGACCCGTGCATACACGCCAGCCATGGCGACGCTGGCACGCAGGTAAACCGGTTGTTTATCTGCATTTGCGAGACGTTTGGCAAAGTTATTGAACTCAGTGATGATCTCATTTGCCTTATTAACTGCGGCTGTTGTGCTCTCGCCTGGAGTTGCACTCGCTTTTGCTTGCCTTGCTGCAAGTCCTATTTGAGCCGCTGCGGGGACTTCACTCCATCGGGCGCGGGCAGTTGGATCGTTATTCCTGCCGCCCGTCTTGAATAACTTCCCGTCCACCAGAAGACCGTACTGGTCCTCCGTAAAACCGCCCACCACAGCATCGCTGTAATCGCGGGTGTAGTTGGTTTTCAGCGCCGGGAAATAGGTTGCCACCTGCGTGGCATCCGAAACTGTGGGTGTAGTAAAATTCGTCCACGAGGAAGGGGACTTCGCGTTCTCCTCAGTCCCATCAACAAACGCATCGGCCAGCAGGAATCTGCCCTGGTTACCGCCAGAAGTGGCGCTCGCCCCCAGCAACGGGCTCAGTGCTGAATAAATCTCGTCGTCCTGGGACTGTTTAATAATCTCGCACCAGCACAGCAGCGTAATATCGGGGTACTGCGCAATCGTAGGGGCGATAAGCGCCTGGTGAGCCTTATCATCGAGGTCGTCCCGCGAAGCAAAATAGAGGACATAGCAGGGGCCGCCGCCGTTTTCAAAATAGAGGCGGACGCTGTATGAGCCCTTGTAGTCAGTGATTTCATCGCCTTTATCTTGACTGATATCGTGAATGCGATCTGAACTGGTGAATTTACTGGAAAAATCCAGCCAGCTTTCGATGCGCTCACAGATCGGGCCGGAGCCCGACTTCACCTCAAACGCCGGGGCAGGCACCGGATCAAGCCGGTTAAATACGCCAACAAACACCGGTACGGCGGTTTCCCCGCTCTGGATACTCAACGCCAGTCCGTTACTTTCGGTGATATACACACCGGGTACTGTATAGGCTTCACTCATGTTCCGTTCTCCTGCTCGTGTGTACAGAGGCAACGTTGCGCGCCGCCCGCTGGTGTTACGCCGCCGTTAACCCGCCACTACATTCTGCGACAACTGCAGGATGATGAACTCTGCGGGCCGCACCACCGCCAGACCCACTTTGATTTTCAGGTAGCCGTTATCAATATCGGTCTGCGTCATGGTGACGCCCAGGCCTATCTGCACGTTATAAGCCTGCTCCGGCGTCTCTCCCATCAGGGCACCCTGTTTCCACAGCCCGAACAGATAGCTCTCCACCGCGCTACGCACCGACGCCCAGGTTTGCTGACTGTTGGGTTCAAAAATCGCGGCGCTCATCGCCGTTTTGATGTCTTTTTCTGCCGCGCTGAACAGGCGGCGTACCGGCACGTATTTCCAGTTACCGTTATCTGACTTCAGCGTACGCGCACCCCAGATGAGCGGCCCGGTACCGCGGAACTCCCGGATGACGTTGATTGACTTTCCACCGGTGGCTGGGGCATTGCAGGCACCGTCTATCTCGTCTGAGACTTTGAAGGCCGGCACGGCACCGGTGAGGGCGACATTGGCAGGGGCCTTCCACACGCCGCGCTCACGGTCAACCCGTGCATACACGCCCGCCACCGCGCCGCTGGGTGGCCATACATTCGAATCCGGATCCGTTTCCTTCTGCTTCAGCCACGGGTAATACACGGCGGCGTAGGCACTGGCCGTTTCGTTCAGGCCGTAGGTATCCTGTTGGATGGTTACGTCTGATACTTTGGTAATGGCCGTTTTGGGGCCATCGAAAAGGGCAAAGTACGGTTTTCCGGTCTGGCACAACGAATTGACCTGAACCAAAAATTTGCTAAGGTCGCACCCTGCCTGCACCAGCAGGGTGACGTCATCCAGCGTCGGAACCAGTGCTGAAAGCGTATCCACCGGAGCGACATAACAGCGTCCTCCGCCGTTAGTGAAATAGAGCCTGAGCGACTGATAAAGCGCCTCATCCTCTAAAGCCTCCGTCATTTTTAACAGGGCTTGTTGAGCCTTATCGCCCACAAGTTTTTTGTCCTGAGGGATACTCTGCGTCATGGCTGAAACCACATCCAGCCAGGAACTGAACGACTTGCCCCCCTTATCATCAGAAAAAACCTTTTTCACATCTTCGTCTTTTGACGACAGCTCATAAGCAAACACCGGCACCGCCGTCTCCCCCGTCTGGACAGAGAGCGCTAATCCAGTGGGTTCTTCTATATAGACCCCAGGCACTGTATAACTCGCCATGATCCCTTCTCCTGTTCGGTTTTATGCACGCGAGCACGGTTTGACCGTCCCCACATCGCCTGTCAGTTGAATTTCAGCGTCAACCGGTCGGCTGACAGCGTGATCTCTTCAACGCCCACGTCGTTGCCGGTGGCGTCGAGGGTCGGGCCGGTCCACTTGGTCGGGAACGCGTTCATCACGGTCCAGGTCACCAGCAGTTCCGAGCCGTTTTCATTCGTCAGGCTGATGGTGAGGTCTTTTTTTTCTACGCGGTTAAAGGTGACAGAGTTGATCCAGTCATACAGCTGGCTTTGCTTTGGCACCACGCCACGCTTTAGCGTGATTGTCACTGGCTCCAGCTGACCCGGCATCTGAAAATGGTTTCCCGTGCCGTCTTTGTAGGTCACTAACTGCACGGACTGATCCAGACCGGTAACATTACTGAAACTCATCTGATCTTTACCTACTGAGACCACAAAACGGTAAGTCGGGATTGGATAAGTGGTCGCCATTGTTTTTGTATCTATCGCCATTTCTTCAACTCCTCATGATTTTCATGTGCCCTGCCAGCCGGCACTGCGGTTTAAGCATCACGATTTTCACCCTGTGTTTTTTTGCTTCGTCGGACAACCCTGTCGGTTTACTGCCCGTGGCACTGAATACAGAGGCGAGGGGTGACACTCATGAACACTATGCGGTGAGACGCGTTTTGTGCAGGAGGAAAACATCCCCCTCAGTGCGGGCGTGGGTTTTGGACAGAACCGAAGACGTTGTGTGCGGGGAGGCGGAGACTGGATATTTGCGGTGGGTGGCGCGGCCCCCTTCTGTTTGCGGGCGGGCTGAGGATAAAAGGCCGCGCACGGGAAAAGTGACGCACTCACTCTGCACGGGCATCTGCGTGCCGACTCCGTTAAGGGCCACACCGGTCCGGGATATCCGGACGTTAAGTAAGCGCCTGTAAGATGAACGGTACCGGAATTTAATCACGAAAGCGTCTGCATTATTCCTTATTCAGGCTTTCTGACTGGTTAAATTCATTCGTTACAGCGCGGCATGGCATACAACGTCGCGCGTTAAATCGTGAAAAACCCTTAAATATCGTTTTCATTTTTAATAAGACGACAATTCAAAATTTCACTTTACTGGCTTAACGTAATAACGTCTTCGTTAAGACCTGAATGACTGAACATTATATTTTACAGCAAGTTGTAATATCACCCCGCCCTGACTACAGAGGTATTCTGGTGTAACAGCGGCGTTATTTATCCGTGAAGAAAAAGGGCATTTTCGCCCTGCATTCTTATCAGGATGAGGATATCCGGTTACGGGAATGAAAGAAGGTCAATGTATGTTTACCGGACGTTATTCTGAGTGGCCTGACTTCCGTCACGTCAGCCACGCTCTGATTACGCCGGGTACACAGAGTGTCCGTAAAAATATTCTTTCTGAAAGCGGAAGGAATGTTATCGCACTTTTTCATGGGCATTAAGATGGCGGTATTGATTAACGCTTGCGGCGGCCAGATGGACCTTAAACCTTCGTAAAATGACGCCTGCCCTGGCATAAGATTGCTGTTAACCTGAACTATCCCGACAACATTTTGCACGGATGTGAGGGAAGATTTGCAGCCGCAGAACCGTCTGGATCCGTGCAGGCCTGTTTTTGCGTTAAATCCCCAGTCTCTTTGTGCGGGGCGCCGCCGGCATCCCTACCGGTCACGGCGTGTTAGCGCCTGCCTGAGAACCTGAGAACGTCCTGGCTGCCAGAAGTTTTTCAGTGAGCACATGAATTAAGTGAACCCGGTTGAAGAATTTTGCAATATCCCTGCAAACGGGTGTATATTTCGTGACGTGGATCCTTCGGCTCTCATGGAACTCAGGTATCGTGACGTGGGCACATTGCGATGCCGTAAGTCTGCAGGATCCACACCTTCTCCCCCTGCTCAGGTCACGCATTCCCGACTGAAAACACGCCTTAATCCCGATGAAGGCGCAGAGCAACCGCATGAGCACCGAACCGTTTTGCTGACAATGGGTTGATTCCTATAAGACGCATTTCTCTAATGTCATGGCGTGGGAGCCGTCTCCCTTTGAACGCCGCCGCGATCCCACGGTTTGTCATTTTGACACCTGCAGGAAATCCTGTGTCCCTACTCCCATGCAGGCGCGCATGAGAATTATCGCGCTGATAGCCGAATGTGGTGGTGTCGCTCAGGATCGGGGCGCTTTCTCAGCGGCAAAAGTGCGCTGACAGCGTGTCTGAGTTTGTCCCTGATGCCGGTTTAAACGCTGACGGGGAACCGCGAAACGGCTTTGATTGCAGCACATTTCTGACAAGCCAAACGGGGTGGCGGTGTCCCGTTACATGCCAGCGATTTGCATGCGTTCTGAACAGCTTCAGTCGCAAAGGATGCTAAATAATGGAGCAGGCATTGCCTCACCCTCCACGATAATGAAGCGTATTTTTGATTAGCAGTAGCACCCTTCTCTGAAAATAGCCTGGCCAGGCCATCTGATTCATGGACTCTGATATTCTGAGTAGCCGCAGATCCTCAGGACGGTTGGCCACGTTAAGCGCCCACGGTCCCCGTCCGCTATCTTAACGGGTATACACCTGATGGTTTATTTGTGGGATAAGCGCCTGAGTGTTATTCCAGCGTCATGGAGGTTATCAGGTGGCTGGCAGGACTGCTGGTACAGCCCTTGTATAATGATGCAGTAAACCCCTGAATCTCATCCCGCTGAAGTTTTCATGACATTTCCGGTGTAAGGGGTGTCAGTCGCCTCTGTACCGGACTATCTCCGCTCTGCGGTGAACTGCCCCTGCAAAGTCTTACGGTGAAATGCCCCCCGGCGGGCGGGGTTGATCGCGTCGTCGCGGGTGAGATCGCCGCTACGGCAGTTCAGGCGGCCACAGCAGGCGCTGCGTCTACCTGATATCCCTTTTGCTTTAGACTGCATTACTGTCATACGGGAGACCGGGTCTCGGATATGTCGCGCCCTTCTTTGCCTCCCCCGGCCCCCTTTGGCTGAGGGACCCGGAGCCTGCTAAGCCGGCGAACCCGGCACTGGTACGCAACAAGGCATTTTGAAGATAAACACAACGAAATCTCAACGCTAAAGCGAACTCTACTTGCTGTTCTGGCTCGGGAAAATGACCTTATCTGTCAAGCTATTGCAATCCTTATTACATCCGTATCCTCACCTTGCAACCGGTTTACAGCTATCCCGACATACTCCGGATTGAGTTCAATACCCACATATCGACGATCTTCCTCCTGGCACACCACGCCAACAGTACCCGAACCAAAGAAAGGATCTAAAACATAGTCTCCCGGTTTCGTTGAGGCCAGAATGCAGGGACGAATTAACTCAGTCGGAAAAGTTGCAAAGTGTGCGCCAGAAAAGGGCCTGGTGTTAACATTCCACACCGTACGGCGATTCCTGAAACCGCCCTTTTCTTTTTCTTCTCTTACCGCTTCCCAGTCATAATAATATTTTTCTGATTTGGTCAGCATAAAAAGAAACTCATGGGAACGAGTCGAGCGATCTTTGACGCTTTCTGGCATCGCATTCGGCTTATTCCAGACAATATCACTGCGTAAATACCATCCATCCTGCTGTAAAGCGAAGGCTAATCGCCAGGGGATCCCTATCAGATCCTTCGGCTTCAATCCTTCTGGTGTATCCGGACGAACAGCCATCGCGCGAGCGGGGTTCTTTTTATCTGGTGCTCTGTAACCACGATTGCCACTGGTGTACCCATCGCCGATGTTAACCCAGAGTGTTCCATCGTCTGTTAGCACACGTTTAGCCTCAGAAAAGATTGTAACAAGACGGTTTAAAAACTGAGTCATGCTACTTTCCAGGCCGATTTGCTCCTCTATACCATAATCCCTGAGTCCCCAATAGGGAGGCGAAGTTACGATACATCTTACAGACTCGCCTGGAAGTCTTCGCAAAACGGACAGTGCATCACCTTCAAAAAGCGTAGCTCCTTTCAATTCCAGGGGTTCAGAACGATGAAGGTGCTCATCACCCGGCGGCAAAATACTCTTCTCACCCGGCATAGCAATTCCTTATATATGATGTAGACATGCAATTGCCCACATCTTTCAAACCTATCCGGGGCAGTAATGAAAACTGCACCAGATGTCCCAACACCAACACGATAAACTTAAAATTCAGATAAGGGATGCCCTCAAACGCCGGAGAGAACAACATCAATGAGATAAATTCCCCGGCCTCTGCGACCCTTTGCAACTCCGCCTTTTCTGCCTTTTTATTTTAAGGGCCACACTTTATCGCCTGGCGTCGCCAGAACCTTACGTGCGTGAATTTCAGGGTTGTTGCGCCTGGTTGCTTTTGCATTCTTCGCCATAAGTGCCTCCAGAACGGCCCGACGCGGGGTCTTCAGAGAAGGCAGCAGAAAATTTCGCTGGGAAGTAAACCTGCAAAATATCACTGAAAAGGTTTGGATACCCAATAGGTGACCATTACGTGCCGTGTTGTGCATCTAAAGAAAGACGGAGCATAGCGATATCCGCAGTTAGCTCTTGTCCCTTCACAGGGAGGAACGAGCCCTATGTGGTCCACTCGCGGGAATGATGATGCCTTGTCGTGGCTTCTAACCAGGGGATCGTCGTACCCCCGTTGAGCGAGACCGTAACAGAGCCGGATTCTTTCCCGATTCGGTCAGTCTTCCCCATATTACGCCTGTATGTTCTCTGCGACCTTTCACAAGGTGTTGCATCACTGAGTACCGCATCAAGCGCGAGCCACCCTGGCCAGGTTCCTGGAAAAGTTCAGAGACGCTGGTGACGTCATCGCCTTCAGGTTGTTGGTGTAACGGTCTGACCGTTCACGTTTTGTCCGTGTTTGAGCCTGAAAATGACCTGCCGTTATGAGTTAACATCCCTATTGCCCCTGATAACCCCAGCGGCAACTGCTACCGAAAGAATCACTGAAAAAAACGATCCTCTGTCTGGCGGTAAAAACCCTGTTAACACTGGACTTACCCGTTCAACAGGATTTTGAAGCGATGGCGCCGTTAAAATAAACCGGACGCAATGCTCCGGCGCGATTGCGCGAAGGCGAAACAGTAACCGAAGCATGCCGAACCGTGCGCGAAAACTGCGCAATAAAAAGAAGGATGGCACAGGCGGGAATTTGGCTGCGTTTAATCCAGCTTTGAATTCACTACTAAAAGCGCTATGATTTGCCTGCCGCTGGCAGAACCAGCGGCAGGGATTTACAGCCCTGTAATAGATCTGGACAGATATTTTATCTGTCTCGCACGGCTACGCCTCAATGGCGGGTCGGGCGGGGGAGCCGAGAGGCTCGCCAGTTGATCTATTCTGGTACTGTAAACCCTGTTCGATTCGCCACCCAAAAGGAATATGCTCATGCATAACCGCAGACCGTGCGCAGCTGAACAGGTGTTTGCTACCGGAAGCGATAAAACCGTCAGTACCGTTTCGTGCCCTTCCGGGCCGCTGACCTCGCCTTCCAGTGACTGGCATCGCGCCGATATCATCGCTGCTCTTCACAAGTCCGGCACCACCGTCGTGGGTCTCTCCCGCGCCTCTGGTTTATCT